TATGTGAAAGATGATTTTTATCTTGCCACTGCGGCAGATATTGTTGCAGACCCTTCTGCACCTCAGGCCTTCGTTGAAGGTATCATGGAAGGTAAAGAGTGGGTTTGGGATAATGGATTACTTAAAGAAGTAGAAATCCAAAAAATCAAGGATGAGATCAATGAAGGTGTAAGACGCAGAAACGATAAAGTTTCCGCACTTGCATTTGCAAAGTTCTTGTCAAAACTTTAATCATTATAAATATGTTAAGATAACAACTCAAGGAGAAAATCCCAATGTCAGATCTAGACAAGACAATTGAGGAATTGGAAGCAGAAGTTCAGGCGGAACTTGAAGAAGCCGCTCAGAATGAACCTACTAAGGGTGCTGCTAAAGGTGACTCAATGGAAAAAGTAGAGGGTGAAGTCCAAGACTTGGGTGGTGCCGGTGCTGATACACCAGAAGAGAAATCTGCTTCGCATAACAATGCGGCAAAAGCAAAAAAGGTTTCTGGTGATCCTCAACAAAAAGGCGCTGCTGGAGAACAGGGCGGTGAACCCACTGCGACTAAAATCCAAGAACCTCTTGCTGCTGGTGTAGAAATAGACCATGACGGAGAGGAACTAGAAGAAGCTCGTATGACTAAAGAGGCAATGAAAGATGCTATGATTGAAAAACTATCAGGCATGAAGTCAGTTGACCTCAAGGCTGCATACGATGCTATGATGACAGACAAAGAAGAAGAGGAATCAGCACAGGTTGACGAATCTACTTTGGAAGACCGTTTGGCATCTGTAGATGTTTCTGAAGATGTTCATGCACTTACTGCTGGTGAAGAACTTACTGAAGATTTCAAAACTAAGGCTGCTACAATTTTTGAAGCTGCCGTTAAGTCTAAACTTCGTTCTGAAGTCGAAAGAATTGAGTCTGAAAAGACACAAGAAGTCGCTGAAGAAATCAACCGTGTTCGTGACGAACTAACTGAAAAAGTTGACTCATACATGAACTATGTTGTAGAAGAGTGGATGAAAGAGAACGAAATTGCAATCGAAAGAGGTCTCAAAGGTGAGATTGCTGAAGATTTCATTTCTGGTCTCAAATCACTTTTTGAAGAACATTACATTGATGTTCCAGACGAAAAGTATGATATTCTAGGAACTCAGTCTGAAAAGATTGATGAACTAGAGGCGAAACTCAATGAACAGATTGAGAAGACTGCTGCTATTAAGAAGCAGAATGACCAATTGGTTCGTGAGTCTGTCTTCGCAGAAGTTTCTTCTGACCTTGCCGACACTGAAGTCGAAAAGTTCAAAGGACTCGTAGAAGATGTAGATTTTACTGATGAAGATTCTTTCAGAGGTAAACTTGCAACGCTTAAGGAAAGTTATTTTCCAAAGGCAACCACTATCGCTGAATCTGTAGACACTGAAACTAATGGTTCAGATGCCTTCGATACAACTGGTGCAATGGCCGCTTACATGGCTGCTATCAGTAAAAATGTAAAGCGAGCTAATGAAAAGTAAAGTGAAAACTGGTCTTTTTATAAATATTATTAGAAAAACTCAATAAGGAGAAACTACAATGTTCCAAACAGAACATCTACAGGAAAAGTGGCAGCCAGTCCTAGAGCACAATGATCTTCCAGAGATCAAAGACTCTTATCGCAAGGCTGTAACCACAGTAATCCTAGAAAACCAAGAAAAAGCACTTCGTGAAGACAGAGGTTTCCTCGGCGAAGCTGCTCCAACTAACGCAACTGGTTCTTCAGTTGACAATTGGGATCCGATCCTTATCTCTTTGGTAAGACGCTCGATGCCAAACCTAATCGCATATGATGTTGCTGGTGTTCAACCAATGACAGGCCCAACTGGACTTATCTTTGCGATGCGTTCACGCTACTCTTCGCAGACTGGCGGCGAAACATTCTACAACGAGGCTGATACAGATTTCTCTGGAACTGGCGCTCAAGTAGGAACTAACCCTGCTGTTCTTAACGATGGCACACCTGGCACTTACACTAACGGTGCTGGTATGACTACAGGTGCTGCTGAAGCACTTGGTGATTCTGCTGGTAACAGTTTTGCTGAAATGGCGTTCTCAATCGAGAAGCAGTCAGTTGAGGCGAAATCTCGTGCCCTCAAGGCAGAATACACAATGGAACTTGCACAAGACCTCAAGGCGATTCATGGTTTGGACGCTGAGACTGAACTTGCAAACATCCTTTCTTCTGAAATTCTTAACGAAATCAACCGTGAAGTTATCAGAACAATCTACACCTCTGCTAAAGTTGGTGCTCAGAACGATACTGCTGCTACTGGTATCTTCGACATGGATGTTGACTCAAACGGCCGTTGGTCAGTTGAGAAGTTCAAGGGATTGATGTTCCAAGTTGAGAGAGAAGCAAATGTTATCGCTCAACAGACTCGTAGAGGAAAAGGTAATGTCATCATCTGTTCTTCTGATGTTGCTTCTGCACTTCAGATGGCTGGTGTCCTAGACACTTCACCTGCTCTTAACAACAACCTAACGGTTGACGATGCTGGTAACACTTTCGCTGGTGTTCTTAACGGACGCTACAAAGTATACATTGATCCATATTCTGCAAACGCTGCTGACAAACAGTTCTTCGTTGTAGGATACAAGGGAACTTCACCTTACGATGCAGGTCTCTTCTACTGCCCATATGTTCCACTACAGATGGTTCGTGCAGTTGGTGAGAACACATTCCAACCAAAGATTGGTTTCAAGACACGCTACGGCATGACTGCAAACCCATTCGCTGGTGGTGCAACTGCTCGTGGTGGTGTTATCACTGCAAACGACAATGTTTACTACAGAAGAGTTCAAGTTACAAACCTAATGTAATCTGGTTTATAATAAGAAACTTTAGTAATATAAAGTCAAAACTTGGGAGAACCTTCGGGTTCTCCCTTTTTTATGGGCGTTATAAATAGTGATGTAAAAGGATAAACACTATGGTAGAATTTAACCCAATATTAAGACAACCATCTACACTGGACTTCGCAAGCCCTAGTCAGTTTCGATTTAACTTGTTGAAGATTCCTACTGTGGAATATTTTGTCACGCAAGTCAATGTTCCAGGCATTAACTTTTCTGGTGACGCAACAATGAACACTCGTTTCAAGTCTATTGCGTTTATGGGTGATACACTTGACTTTTCTGACTTGGAAGTGACATTCCTTGTGAATGAAGATTTGTCTAATTATAGAGAAATCCATGATTGGATGGTTGGTATTGCATTCCCTAAGAACACTCAACAATTTGCAGATGCAGTCTCAGCAGATGCTGAAACTAGACCTTCTAGTGGTTCTAAACTTGCAAGTCCACAGGTTCTACAGAGTGATGCAACTCTAACTATTCTTACAAACAAGAATAACCCTAACCTTAGAGTGAACTTTAAGAATTGTTATCCATCGTCTTTGTCTGGTTTGAACTATAATGCACAGACATCCGATTCAGAACAATTAACTGCAACCGCAACCTTCAAATACGACATCTACGAATTTGAAGTTTTATAAATAATTTTGAGCAGATGATAAGGTTGACTTGAACAATCAACTTTTTGAGTCTCCTCAGTGAGATAATATAGAACAGCAAGTTCTAACCAATCACTGCTCACCTTATACTATGGAGATATGATGACACTTGATGAATTACAGGCCCAGGCCGAAAAAGATTTGAAATTTGATGACCTTGAACTTGCAAACGAATCCCTTCGTTCTGCATCCTTACATCAAAAATATCTAAACATCTTCAACAACTTTAGACAACTCCATCTTATGAATGAGGGAAACTATCGTGTTCTCTATCGTAAGAAGTGGGAATATTATGGTGGTAAGGCAGAACCTACTGTCTATCGTGATAATCCCTTTGACCACAAAATCCTCAAACAAGACATACCAATCTATCTTGACTCTGATGAAGACCTTATTAAGGCAAAACAAAAGGTCGAATATTACAAGATGTGTATGGATTCATGCGAGCGTATTCTGAAACAAATTCAGAGTAGAGGTTGGGACATCAAAAACGCAATTGAGTGGCGTAAGTTTGTTGATGGTGCAGTATGACAGAAATAAGAAAGAAGAATGAAGTCTTTCTTCAAGTTGATACTGACCATTCTACCGCTCGAGCGCTCGCAGACTTCTTTACCTTTGAAGTCCCTGGCGCCAAGTTTATGCCTGCATATCGTAATCGGATATGGGATGGTAAAATAAGACTATTCTCGCCTGCAACAGGAGAACTATATGTTGGACTTTTACCATATCTTACAAAGTATCTTGACGATTATGAGGACAATTATACAATCAGTGAGGAACTACAAGATGAAAAACGAATCGACAGACCAATACTTGATGGGTTCATTAGAAGCCTTAGACTCAGAAGTCAAGGAAGAACTATTAAACCTCGTGACTACCAAGTTGATGCTATTGAGTATGCTATCAGAAAACATCGTGCCCTTCTTCTTAGTCCTACTGCTTCTGGCAAATCACTTATTATCTACATCCTAGTGAGATATTATATGTTGCTTCTGCAAGAGAAAGCAACAGACAAGATTCTTATTCTTGTTCCAACAACATCTCTAGTCGAACAGATGTATTCTGACTTTATTGACTATGGATGGCAAGAAGAGTAT